GGAATTGTTAATAAAGAAAAACGTCGAACAAATATTTCTTGGATGGGTGTTGATAAAAACAACCAACACATTTGGGAAAAAATAACTAACACAATCTGGTCAGCTAATCGGCAATTCTTTCATTTTGATTTGACCGGCTGCTATGAACTTGCACAACTCGGTTCATATACTCAGTATGATCAAGGACACTATGACTGGCACACAGATACAAGCCTTTCTGCATCAAATACTCCATATAGAAAATTGTCAATGTCGATATTGCTAAGTGATCCTTCAGAGTTTGAAGGTGGTGAATTTCAAGTTAAATATGGTAACGATGATATCAAACTAGTAGAGCAGAAAAGAGGTCGTGCTTGGTTCTTTCCTTCATGGACATTACATCGTGTTACGCCAGTCACTAGAGGTATCCGTCGTTCATTAGTTTTGTGGGTTGGTGGTCCTGGATTTAAATGAGGATATTGATTATGGGATTGCCAGAATCTGGTAAAACAACACTAGCAAAAAAATTAGTTGAACTATTAAATTGCACTTGGTATAATGCAGATGAAGTTAGAAAGTTACATAATGATTGGGACTTTTCTACTGAAGGTAGATTAAGACAAGCAAAACGGATGCACGATCTATCCAGTAACATCAATGATAATGTTGTATGTGATTTCGTTGCACCCACAGAGCAAATACGAAGTATATACAATGCAGACTTGATAGTGTGGATGGATACAATCGAAAAAAGCAGATTTGAAGATACTAATTTAATTTTCGAAAATCCAACAAGATATGACTTTAGAATTCATGAAAAGAATTCAGATAAATGGTCAAAAATTATTTTTAATTATATAAAAAGTGAATGATGTTTAACTATTGCCCACCTAAAGAACTACAAGACCTACAATCAGAAACTTTTCCTGACGGTAAAAGATATTACAAGTTGCCTGATGGTACTAAGCTACCATCAGTAACTACTGTTGTTGGTGCCAAAAAGAAAAAAGCTATCATGGAATGGAGAGCCAGAGTTGGTGAAGAAGAAGCCAATCGTATCTCCAAACAAGCTACTTCCCGTGGCACTAATGTACATACTATCTGTGAGAACTATCTAAATAATAAACAGGATTACATGAAAGGTGTGATGCCTGATGCTGTTGAGTTTTTTCTCTCAATAAAACCCTATCTGAACAAGATAAACAACATTCATTATCAAGAGCAAGCGTTGTGGTCTAAAGCAGTAGGTATGGCTGGTAGAGTAGATTGTATTGCAGAGTATGATGGTAAACTCTCTGTAATTGATTTTAAGACCTCTGCAAGACCAAAGAAAAGAGATGACGTACTAGATTATTTTTGGCAAACTACAGCATATGCTTTAATGTATGAAGAACTAGTTGGTACTCCTATAGATAATCTTGTGATTATCATTGCGGTCAAAGATTCTTCGCCTATCATTTTTCAAGAGAAAACATCCGATCATTTGGATGGTTTGGTTGATGTTATCAAGTATTATAACCAAAATAAATCTTGACAATTACAAATTAATTTGTTACAATCTAAGGAGATAAACATGGGCATTCTGCTCTTTGTTGTCGTATTGTTTGGTAACGCTGCTGTCTTTGGTTTAATAGATAGGAGCATCAATGTCAGATACGGATAAAAAAACATTACTGGATAAATTCGAAAGAACCTTTGATAATGTTCTAAGAGTTGCTTGGTTGATGTTTACGATAGTCATTATCATAAATAATTGGCCATTCAAATAATCAGGAACTAAAATGTTCTACGCTCTTTTTGTAACTTTTATTCTTAATGGTAATCCACCAGAAGAACAGAGATGGAAAACATACGATACCTTTGAGCAGTGTTGGGAAGCAGCTACTATAATAGTAAGAGGTAGAGATAATTTTACAGCAAGATGTGTTTTAGTTGAAAGTAAAGAATAAAATTGTTGTATATCCTTCAAAGTGAAGGCATTCTGGACGTGGGTTCGACTCCCACCTGGTCCACCAAAAGCATATTCTTTGAGGTCTTGGTCGTTACCTGCGTAGCAAAAACGGCGACAGAATATGCTTCTGATGGGCCAGACATGGTTTCGACAGGGTGAAATAACGGAGACGGCAACACGGTAGGCGATGACCGTAAATCAAGCAAAACCATAAATGCAAACGATGAAAAGTTCGCACTGGCAGCCTAAACACTGACCGGAGTTTTGCTAGTTGGACTTGGCAACAGAATCAACTAGCTTATAATCATGATTTTCTCTACTTGACAATCCCCATCAAGTTGATATATAATCTCAGTTGTAGCATGTGCTACGACATTTTAAAGGAGACTAGTATGACTTGGATGACACCTTCAGCACAAGATATGCGTTTTGGTTTTGAAATCACTATGTACATTGCAAATCGCTAAATAATAGTACTGGTTGCAGCACTTAAAGGTTCAGTGGGTACCTTTACCAAAAACCCACTATTACACACAACACACAATAAGGAGAAGTAAATGAGTAATCTCACACCGTTCGAGATTCGCCTCGAACTTTTAAGAATGGCGAAAGACCTTTTATTGGAAGAATATCATTCTAATAAAGATCGCCTTCAACAAGAATGGCATGTAAAAGTAGAGTCCGCAAAACTAAACGGACAACCAATACCTGAACATCCAGCCTTTCCAACATATCCCACAGAAACAGACATCATTAACAAAGCACAGTCTTTGAATGGGTTCGTTTCAAACATCACAACAGAAAAGACTACTAGCAAAAAGTCTACCTGATCGGGACCGGGTGTGCTTCGGCACACCTCTAACTATTAAGGAGAAGTAATGCTTAGAGATAAGTTCACAAACATATTCAGCGTAATCAGTTTATTGATTGTTGCTGCCCTATTATCCGTTTCTGTAATTGCAGAAACAATGCCTCAAGTAGTTGCTGAGGAAGTAATTACAGAGACAAAACAAGTTATGGCTAAAGACGTTGAATGTCTTGCCAATAACATCTACTATGAAGCCGCAAAAGAATCTTTTGAAGGAAAACTTGCCGTTGCACAAGTTACCATCAATAGAACAAAATCAAGCAATTATCCAAACAACATTTGCGGTGTTGTTTATCAAAGAACCTCGTATAAAGGAACTACAGTATGCCAATTTAGTTGGACATGTGAAAAAGTTTCCCGTGCAAAAAACAAATATTTGTGGGAAGAAGCACAATATATTGCCAAAAAAGCATTGACAGAGCCTATTGCTCATGCTAAAATAGCAGCACATAACGTCATGTTTTATCATGCTACTTACGTTAATCCTGGTTGGAAAAAGAGTGGTGTGGTAATGCGAATTGGGAATCACATTTTTTATACAAGAACATAATGCCAACAAGAGAAGAAATTAAGACATTCAGTTTGATGATAGAAGCAATGGCAGGAGAAATGAAGTCTGATTATTTGGATGCTATACTTCATCACTGTGAACAAACAGGACTTGAACTTGAAGTCGCCTCATCACTAATCTCTCCTGCTCTCAAATCAAAAATAAGAGAGCAGGCAGAGAGTAACAATCAATTGAAGAAAACAAACAGACTACCTTTATGAGTGAAAATGGCGGATACGCCGTCTATATGATGTATCAATCTTTGAGATTGCATTTTATATCTGATAGTTACGATTACTTCAAATATAACGGCAAGACAAATAGCACCAAAGAATCTTTTCTTACACACAAAAACAAATATTCGTTTTATAAATTATCCAGAAAATATTCTTTGGAAGATTGCAAAGACTTTTTGGTATCCAATTTCGTATGCCAAGATTTCAATTGGGTTGGTGAATTACTCACACCAGAAGCAGAAGATAATTATAGAAACTGGCTAAAAACAAAACAATCATTGACATATACTTTTGAAAATGATATAAGTTACTTGTTTGATCATCATAAAGATTTCATATCAGTCAAATCTGGATCACCAAAACTATATGATGAATTGCTCAGACACAGAGTAACTTTGGAAACGGTTGTAATACTCAATGACTTGATGAACTTTTTACCAATGTGGGAGAAGAAAATTGATGATGATATAATATGGCCAACTTGGAAAAGAAAGATAAAAAAGTATACACCTTTCGTTGTGTATGATAAAATAAAGTTTCGTGACATTGTGAGAAAATATCTATGAAAACACTGTATTTGGATATGGATGGAGTTCTGTGCAACTTCGAAAAACGATTTGAAGAATTGTTCAACAAGACTCCAGGTGAATCAAGAGATCAAAAAGAATTCACTAATGATTGGCCAACTTTTATTGAAGGTGGTAACTTTGCAACACTTGAGTGGTGGCCAGGTGGTCAAGAACTACTAGAGTTTGTTGATTCTATTCCTAACATTAACATTGAAATTCTAAGTTCAAGTGGTGGACCTAAATATCACAAAGAAGTAACAGAGCAAAAACAGAAGTGGTTACAAGATCATGGCATTAAGTACAAGCAAAATATTATTCCAGGTAGCAGATTGAAAGGTACTTATGCCAGAGGTGCCAATACCATTCTTGTTGATGATACTGACTATGTTATAGAAGGTTTCATTGATAATGGTGGTATCGGTATATTACATAGAGATTTAGGCAATACTAAGAGATTGATACTGGATGCTCTTGCAGTATGACTAAATACTATGATATAATGAGATGTATGTGGACAAGTCGTTTATACTACGTTTATACTAGGAGATATTAATGGATTTTTCAAAACTCAAAAAGAGTTCGTCTAACCTTGACAAACTCACCAAAGCACTAGAAGCAGTCAACACTTCTTCAGAATCAAATTCCGACGACGATCATTACTGGAAACCTGAACTAGATAAGTCTGGTAATGGCTATGCAGTCATTCGTTTTCTTCCAGAACCACCACAAGATGAAGATGGACTCCCATGGGTCAAAATGTTCCGTCATGGCTTTCAAGGTCCTGGTGGTTGGTTAATTGATGACTGCCGTACTACACTCAATGAAAAGTGTCCTGTTTGTGAACACAATACACAATTGTGGAACTCAGGTATCGAAGCAAACAAAAAGATAGCCCGTGATCAAAAGCGTAAGCTAACCTACATTTCAAACATTTATATTGTTGAAGATCCTAAGCATCCTGAAAACAACGGTAAAGTTTTTCTATTCAAATATGGTAAGAGCATCTTTGATAAAATCAATGGTGCAATGCATCCTGAGTTTGAAGATGAGAAGCCAATGAATCCGTTTGATTTGTGGAAAGGTGCTAACTTCAAA